ACTTGATCCACCGCAAACATTATCCCTGAATAAGAAATGGCTGCTCCATTTCAGAATTATTCCGGCGGTGTCCTACTCGCGGACATCGTCAAGAGGAATAATCTCAGCACTTATGTGTCTGAGGCCATCAAAGAGCGCAGCTTGTTTATCAAGTCTGGTGCTGTTGTTCGTAACTCCCTGCTCGATTCTCGTGCAGGTGGTAGCCGCATTCAAGTTCCCGAGTTCAATCCTGTATCTCCAACAGAAGAGATTATGGACGGGACCGCTACGTGGGGGACCAGCACTGCTGGTTACTTGACGCCACAAAAGATCGGTACTGGCACTCAGATTGCAACCATCTGCCATCGCGGTTTCGCGTATGCCGTAGATGACGTTGCAGTATTAGCTGCTGGTGAAGATCCAATGCTTCACATCCGCAATCAGCTGGCTGATGCGATCAACAAGCTGAACAGCGCACGTCTGTTCTCACAGCTTGCTGGTTTGTTTGGCACGGCACTTTCTGCCAACGCTTTGGATAAAGCTGTTGCAGCAGCATCTGGTGGTGCTGAGGCTAACTTCCTCAGTGCAGCAACAGTTGCTGAAGCACGCTCCAAGCTTGGAGAACGCGGTGAAGAGCTGGACACTCTGATTGTCCATCCTTCTGTTGCTTACTACCTGTATCAGGTAGGAATGCTGACCTTCTCTACTTCAGCACTTGCCGCTTCCGGCGCAGTGACCTGGGGTGGTGGTGGCGTAGGCATTGGCGCTCGCGAAGTTGGTGAGTTCGCAGGAATGCGAGTCGTTACCGACAGTGCAGTGAACACCGTTGCTCCTGGCACTGGTGGTCATCAGCGTGAGTTCTATTGCTACCTGACCAAAGGCGGCACCATCCTTGAGGGTGTGCAGCAAGAGCTTCGCATTGAAGCTGATCGCAACGTCCTCTCGAAGCAAGACGTGCTTTCTGTGGATTATCACAGCACCTATCACGTGATGGGTACTAAGTGGTCTGACGCTGGTGACAACCCCACCAACGCCAACCTGGCTACCGCTAACAAGTGGGCCGCCACTTATGACGTTGACCTGATCCCTATGGTTCAGTTGACCGTCAACTCTCCGTTGGATACCACAACCATCTGATCTTGATCAGAGCAAAGGCCCTACCATTAGGTGGGGCCACCTTATTATTGTCTTATGGCTGCCACGATCAACGCCACACTCAAGAGTGAGACAGCCAACAGCTTTGTGACGTTGGCAGAGGCAGACGCGTATTTTGAAACCGTTCCAAGCTCAACGCAGTGGGACAACAAGACTGATGACAACAAAATTCGCTCTCTGATCTCGGCTACAGGCTGGATCGATACGTTGAATTTCTATGGTGATCGTTGCGATTCAAGCCAAGCCTTAAGCTGGCCCCGCAATAATTATCATGTCGATCGCGTAGAACTGACCTGTTCCGCGATTCCAAACGCAATTAAAAAAGCTACATATCTACTAGCGTTTGAACTGGCCAATGACACGGACGCGATTACAGGGAATACCGGCGATAAGGGGTTATACGAAGAAGTCGAACTCGGAGACCTCAAGGTCAAGTACAACACTGCTAGTCAAGCTACTGGAACTGTCAATAACGTATTCGACGTTTACCCTTGGCTGCAGTCTTATCTTGGTGCTTATTGTCTTGGAGGTTCTGGCTCTTATCAAGTTCGTATGGTGAGGGGTTGAGATGTCACTTGTAGACAGCACTTTTAAGTCAATCCCCAAAGATCTATTGGACGAATGGGGTCAAGACATCACGCTTGTCAAAACGACAACGCCACGCACTTACGACCCAGCAACAGGTGCTGTGACTGGTGCGGATACATCTGTTGTGTTGAAAGGTTTGATTTCTAATGTTTCAGCGAGAGAGAATGACGGGCTCTATCAAACAACTGACATCAAGGTGATTATTGGTGGTGACGAGTTGAACTCTTACTACCCAACTGAAGCCGATCGCATTCAGTATTCACAAGCTGGCGTGACAAGAGAAGCGAAGATTTTAAATGTGTTGAGTCTTCGGGGTGAAGACCCCTTGCTTCACACGATTATTGCGAGGCCGCAGTAATGGCAAGGAGAGAGGACATCTCTAAATTGCCGCAAGACATGCGAGAGCTGATCAATTTGGTGACTCGCTATGCAGCAGTAGAAATAATGAATGACTTGGCAGACGCAGGCCCAGAATGGAGTGGCGAGTTTCAAGACAGCTGGGTCGCTGTTCCTGTAGGTACAGGAGCATCAGGGTCAACAGGCGGAGGCTATCCGTATTCTCTAGGAGATGTTCCAAGCCTTTCAACATCTATCAGAGAGACCGCAAGAGTTAAAAAATTCAGCATTGAAAATACGCAGCCTTACGCAGCGTATGCGCTTGATTTAGAAGTAGGCGAGTTTAAAAAGATTGGTCGTCCGGCTGGTGATGTAGTGAGAGAAGGCTCTCGGCCTGTTCCGGGTTTCAGGGGCGATGTCACTGCCGGAGGTGGAAAAGCAGAAAGTACGGCTGAACTTGACTGGTACACAAGGTATGTCAATAGTGAGATGGGGCAAGCTATTGGGAGAGGAGTAACCTTTGGCTTTAGGGCGAAACGATGAGATACCAGGAGATTCGCGCCACAATAGAAAGCCCAATTCAGACAGCGTTTGGTGCGCTTAGTCCGGCTGTCCCTGTATTTTTCGACAACATTACAGCGGCTCCAGCAAACACAACCACAGAATATGTACGTGTAAATATTGCGTTTGGCGTAACTACTGAAACAACGTTGACTAGTAATTTAGATTTCGCGCGAGGTAGTGTAATTGTTCGCGTTTATAGCGAAAAAGGAAAAGGGCCTGCAAGAAGCCAAACTCTTTTGGACACTGCTGTAACCACTCTTTTAGGGTTATCTGCTTCAACTAGAGATGGTTCAGGAATTTATATGCGACCCGGAGCGATAAATGGGCCTACGTTCTCAACAACTGAAGCGAGTCCGCATTTAGTAGGTCGTATTGACACATCTTTTGTCGCAGAGGACCAGGATTAGATGTTTTGCTGACAGCACGCTAAGCTGTATGAGTCCGGGTTTCGCCCGTAAGTCCACCATTCTCAGTACCACGAATGGCTACCGTCCTTTCGGGCACCTCTGGAGCCCTTTATTACAAGCCAGCTGGCACATCTGGAACCTTTAAGGCTGCAGATGTCACCAACGCTAGCAATTCCATCAAAGTTGGAACGTTTCTCAACTTCAAGGTAAACGACAAAGTTTCGTTTACTGCCGGCGGGGGCACCCTCCCTGCCGGTTTGGCTGAAGGAACTCCAGTCTTCGTTCTGACCTACACAGCTTCTACCGGAGTAGCCACGTTTGCTGCTACTGCAGGCGGTAGTGAGCTTGCTTTGACAGACGACGGAACTGACGGCACCAGCGCCTTCGGGATTAATTACACCGAGTTCCAGTCAGTAGCGAACGTCCGTTCTTGGAATTTTGAAGTAACCCGTGAAGAAATCGATGTAACAAGCATCGGTGGCACGTTGGGTCAAACCGCACCATTCCGAACCTTCATCTCTGGTTTTGCGGATGGTACGGGTTCAGCTGAGGTTTACTTCACTGATGACGACACCGGTATTTCGGCTCGTTTGATTGAAGACGTTACCCAGCGCAACCAAGCTGGTGCAACGTTCAAGCTGTATATGGATGCAGTTGTTTCAGCTGGTACGCCAGATGACGCAGCTAGCCGTTCCATCTCAATGGAAGCGGTGCTGACTTCTGCGAGTTATTCAGTTACTCCTGACGACGCACAGGCAGTATCAATTAACTTCCGTCCAACTGCAGCTCCTACATTCGACTTTGCTAAGAGCTAATAGTCGATTGATGATAAAGAGGCCCCTGACATTGTTAGGGGCTTTTTTAGTGCTAGTGTAGTAAGACAATTAGTTTTAACTCATGGCATTACGCGCCATTGACCGTCTCAAGAAAGCCGCAAATTTAGAAGCAACAAAAAGAGTCGTTACTCTTTCGGACGACAGCAAGTTTGAGATGTGGGTTACGCCATTGACGATGGCAGAGCGTGAACGCGCTCAAAAACGTGCTGGATCGGATGACGCCAATGCGTTTGCTCTGCAGCTTTTAATTACAAAAGCTAAGGATGAAGTGGGGGAGTCTTTGTTCTTGGCTGGCGAAGTTGATGTGCTTAAGAACGAGGTGAAGGATAAGGATTTGCAGTCTTTGATGCTGGCGATTTTGACTGACGACGAAGAGGAAGAGGCAATCGACCCAAAATCCTAGGAGCCGAGCTTCGGAAGGATAACTGGCTCATGCTGCAGTTTGGCATTGCCAAGGAGCTTGGCATGAGCTTGTCGGAGCTACGGTCAACGATGACAGCAGAAGAGGTTTTGGGTTGGAGCGCGTATTTTAAAATTTTGAACGAAGAGCAGGAGAAGGAATTAGCAAAGGCCCGTAGGCGCAGGTAGAGTGTTGCGACAGGTCGTGAGTTTTGCCGCGTGACTTCCTCGTATAGCGCAAATATTGTTGTAAACGTCCAGAATCAGAAAAGTCTTGAAAGAACGGCTGCGACCGTAGGCAGGCTTAACAGTTTAATTAAACAATTAAAACCAATCAATCTTCTTGCTCCAGGCTCTGGTTCTGGGGCGGATGCGGTCAGGACCGCAATGACGGAGGTTATCAAGAAAGCGAAGTTAGCAAATAATTCTATAGCCGGAATTTCAGCAACTTTTGCTGGCGCATCAAGCCAAGCGTCTGCTTTTAGCGAAATTCTTGCGAACGTTAAAATTGACAAATTAGAAGCAGGAAAGACTCTTTTAAAGTCTCAAAATGCAGAAGTTCAGGAACTGGCCTCAGCGTTTGCAAAGGCCGAAGGGAAGGCCGGAGAGTTGCAGAAAAGATATCAAGGGCTGCTTCAGGCTGCGCGACAAGCAGAAGGTCTTGCTATTGGCCCTGCAACAGAGCTAGGGACTCTGGAGGCAGAATTACAAAAAAGAACATACTATGAAAAACAAATAACAGAAGAAAAGAGAAAACAAGAGCGTTTAGATAAAGAAGCTATCGCCTCGGCAAGAAGCAGGAGGCGAGATGCTGCAAGAAGAAGTGAGACCAGGAGAAGAGACATTCTTACAGGCGCTGGCTTCCCGTTGCTGTTTGGAGGTGGCCCGCTCCAAGCATTGGCAGGGGGCATCGGTGGAGCGGTAGGTGGCTTAGGCGGATCGATCGCTGCTAGCGCAATTACTGCACAGGTCGAAGCATTCGCAAAAGAAGCGGCAAAGGTTGGCCAAGCCCTGAACTCAACCGGCGGTGCGTTGGAGTTGGTACGTGAAAAGTCGTTATTTAGCAGTGAACAGATAAAAGAGAGAGCATTCCAGCTTGAAGAGCAAGGCAGGGTCGAAGAGCTAGCGGCGTTGTTGACAGGTGAACTGACCCAATTGATTGGCAACGAAGGCGTTCGTTCTTTGCAAGAGCTAGGTGAGACTACAAGTGAAACAACAAAGCTCTGGAATCAGCTAACGACGCAATTATTTGCGCTAGTTTCTGGACCATTAGAAGCCTTTTTAAAAGTTGTAAATCAAGTTTTAGGCGCTGTTGCGGGGGCTGGCAGTAGAGAAGCATTTTTTGGAGATTTAGGTTCTCAAGAAGGAGCTGCTAGGTCTAGGTTTAAAGTTTTAACTGGTGAATCTTTAGGGACAGGTAGGTCTGGATCTAAGGCGCGAGCGGAAGCAAGAAGTGCAGGACAAGTCTTTTTAAGTCAAGAAGATGCGTTAGCGCAGATTAGAAAAGAATTTAAGCCTGTTAGCCCGGTATCAATTCCTGTTACTGCACAGGATCGAAGAGACTTTTCAGTCAGTGGCGGACGCGCCAAGAAAGGACGAGAAAGCAGACTGCCACAGCTGCAAGCTGAAGTTGCTCTTCAGGAGCGTTTAGCGGTGCTAAGCAGACAAGTTGTTAAGGCCAAAGAAGAAGAAAATCCGGTACGTGAAGCAGCATTGAATATGGAAATTGCTCTTGAGAAGCAAGCTACAGCAATTGAGAAAATAAATCTTAAAAAGATACCTCCTTTGGAAAAAGAAGAAGAAATTAAAAAAGCTGGATTGGCGGCTGATAGAGAAATTTTCAGCATTCAGGACAAACTCAACGCCAGCAAGGCTGCACAAGCAGAGAAAGCGGCAGAAACATTAAAAGGCTTGCAAAGTGAGCAGGACTTACTGCAGGCAAGGCTTGACGGAAGACTGGAAGAGGAACAGTTAGAGCAAAAAGTTAATAAAATAATGAAAGAAAATGAAGGCTTGACGAGAGAGCAAGTCGAACAGAGTTTGCAAGGCACTGCCGCTCTTAAGGAACAGGTCAAAGCGTTAGAGAACTTAGAGTCCATGTATGCGTCAATCGGCCAAAGTATTTCTAGCGGCATTGTTGATGCTTTAAGCGCAGCAGTTGAAGGCACAAAATCACTTGCTGACGTTGCATCACAAACGCTTAGGCAAGTCGCAAATATCTTGCTGCAGTTTGGAGTCAATACTGCACTTGGCGGTATTCCTGGCCTTGGATCGTTCTTTGGCGGAGGGAGAGCCGCAGGCGGTCCCGTCTCGGGTGGTACGCCTTACATGGTTGGCGAAAAAGGCCCTGAGCTATTCGTTCCAAACACCTCTGGCAATATTGTTCCAAACAACAAGCTTGGTGGAGGCGGAGGTGGCAGCACAAGCGTTGTCGTTAACGTTGACGCCAAAGGCAGTTCTGCTTCAGGTGACAGTGGCGCTGGCAAACAGCTCGGAGGGTTGATTGGAGCGGCTGTGCAGGCAGAATTGATCAAGCAACAGCGACCTGGAGGCTTATTGTCCCGCTAATGAGTGCCTTAACTTTTCCCGATTTTGATCCCGCACCAGGGATGACGAAGCAAAGCGCACCACAGGTGCGTATCTCCCAGTTTGGGAGTGGTTATAGCCAGCGAGCAACGTTTGGCATCAACCAAAACCCAAAGGTCTATAACCTGACCTTCCGTGTATCAGAAACAGAAGCTGACACGATCGAAGACTTCCTTGATGCAAGGGGTGGTGTAGAAACCTTTATCTACACTCCACCTGGCGAAGCGACTAGCAGTAAATTCATTTGCACAGAGTGGACGAAGACGATTCCATTTATTGATCGAGCGGAGATTGTCACGTCATTCGTGCAAGTATTTGAGCCATGAGTGATAACACGCCCCAGTTCGTTGAAGACTTACGCACAGCAGCGCCTGCATACTTTGAGGAGCTGCAAAAGCTTGAGCCAACAGCAGTCATCGATTTGTTTGAGGTGCGGTTAACGCAAGCCGTTAATAACGTTGATGAGACGCTTTATTATCACCCTGGAACGAATGATCTCGTTACCAACATTGTTTTTAACGGCAAGACCTATCCGGCTGTGCCTGTAGAGATGACGGGGCTTGAGACATCAGGTAAAGGTGTCATTTCCAGGCCAACTTTAAAAGTAGCTAACGCCAACGGTGCGATCAGCTCTTTAATTGTTCAGCAAAATTACAACCCACTAAAAGCGCAGGTGGTGCGTATCCGTACGTTCAAGAAATTCTTAGATGCCGTTAATTTTAGTGGTGGCAACGCAACTGCCGATCCAGCAGCAAAGACAGAAGAGGTTTGGTATATCGACAGGGTTGCGGATGAGAACTTGGCGTTTGTTGAATTTGAGCTGACGGCCAAGCTTGACCTGACCAATCTTGAGTTGCCACGTCGTCAGGTAACTGAGTTTTGCCCGTGGAAATACAGAGGTACTGAATGCGGTTATGTAGCCAAAAGGTATTTTCAGGTTGATGACATTGAGATTTCTAAGGCCGAGATGCAGTCATTGGCCACGATCAACAGCTTGACCTTTGACCAGGCTGTGGACAAGTTTGATGTATGCGGCAAACGGGTAAGCAGTTGCAGGCTTCGCTTTCCAGATAACGAAGGCAAGAATGATGTATCGATCCCGTTTGGAGGATTCCTTGGATCAAGAGTTCAAGCGTAAGGCGGAAGGCCACGCAATCCTTGAGTATCCAAAAGAAGCTTGTGGCTTACTTGTTGATGGCAAGTATTGGCCGTGCCAAAACGTTGCAGACGAGCCAGAGCTGACCTTTGTCCTTAACGCCACTGACTATATGGAGGCCATGTTGTCTGGAACGATTGAAGCCGTCGTGCATTCTCACCCGTTAGGCGGGCAAGCTAGTGAGCCAGATCGCAAAAGCTGCAGTCAAACTAAGCTTGTATGGCATATCTATTCTGTCCCTGACGGCGAATGGTCAACTATCGATCCCTGACAGGCAAGGAGTTTGCGTATGGAGCGCAGGATTGCTTCACGCTGATCTGCGATTACTACAGGTTGATGGGGGTGTTGCTGCCAGACTTTGAGAGACCAGAAGACCTTGAGACGACAAGCAGCATATTTTTAGAACAGGCTGAGGCGTATGGGTTTTATGAGGTTGATATGGCAGAACGCAAGATTGGTGATGTATTGATTATGCGGTTGATGACTAGGACGCCAATGCACGCAGCAATTTATGTTGGTGCGGATAAGATCTTGCACCAACGGTTCAACAGCCTGAGTGCGGTGGAACCTTTTGGGCGGTACTATAGGCAGAGCGTTGCCGCCGTCTATCGCTATGCAACTGGTGATGTTAGCCGGTGAGCTGGGCGAAAAATACGGCACACACCACGAGTATTACAACCTAAGGACACCAGCAGACGCGATCAAGCTGTTGTGTGTCAATCATCCGAAGCTGCAGAAAGATTTGATGACAGCGCACCAAAACGGTGTTGGCTACAAGCTGATTCAGTCTGGTGCGGCGATGGGATATGACGAACTGCATTTACCGTTTGGCAGCAGGCCAATGATGCTTGTGCCGGTGATCAGCGGTAGTGGAGGTGGTTCTACGACATCAATTTTGGTTGGTGTTGGCTTGGTCGCGGCTTCATTTTTGCTGCCTGGCGCGGGGTTGTTTGGTTTTGCTGGCCTTGGTGGCACGGTGGCTGCGGGAACTACTCTTGCGGCAGGGTCTTCACTCGTGGTCGGTAGTGCCATTGGCACGGCCATTGGCACAGGCTTAAGCGCAATTGGCGCAAGTTTGATTCTTGGCGGTGTGGCAAACATGATCTCACCGCAACCAGAAGTGCCAAAACTTGGCAGTCGTCGTATGGATGGCACAAGTTTTCGTGGCCCTGGCCCACAAGGTGTAACGCGTGGGGCAAGTGGTCAGCAGTCTTATGCGTACACCGGACCAGCCAATACTGTTGGCAACGGTTCAACAATTCCTGTTGTGTATGGCCGCGCCATGCTTGGCGGTCACATGTTGTCAGTAGGCATTGAAGCAACAGATGTTTCCGACCCAATTGCAACAGCAATCAAAGCACCAGGACGGGAAACCATATTGATTAATGGCAGTGAGGTGGAGCGTGAGTTTAATGAAGAGTCTGGAATTGCGACAAAACGGCTTGACTCGCGTGACGTTTTTCAATACAAAACAAGCATAAATAATCGCAGGAGAGTCATCCCTTCAGGCGATGGTTTTGGCCCTGGGTTAAGCAGAAGTCTTCAAGAAAATAGCACGCAAAAGTTTGGCGATATTGACACTAAAGTTAAATACGAAGACGAATTTGACGTGTTATTTGAAATTGATGGTGGGCTATATGGCAGAGCTGGCAAAGGCGAAAACGCAACTAAAATTGATGGATTCATCCAATATCGGATAGAAGTTATACATAGCAGGTCTGGAAGCAACCCAACGGTAGCTGTTGCTGAAAATACTATTCAGGGGTATTTAGAAAGGTCGCAAGAATATTACTGGGCGCAAAGATTAAAATGGACCAGGCTTGAAAATAATCAGGAATTAACTTTAAGGATTACTATTATGGATGTTGACACTGATGCGCCGACGAAGTTTCGAGTCCATGTATTTGGGTATGATCTCGCTTAATTGACTTATGGCATTAAATTCTGAATCGTCCATTAAGCTAATCGACCTTCTGTGCGAAGGACCAATCGAAGGTCTTGCAACGCAAAGCAGCAAAAGCATTTTTCTAGACGAGACTTCTGCCGATCAAAAGGCTGTCAAATCAAACGATTTTGCAATACGCAAAGGAACGGCTAGCCAGACCAGAATCGGTATAAGCGATCAATTTGCAAATGCCACTACCACAATCATCGATGTAAGCACGCAAGTTGGCGAAAACTATAGCGAAGAGGTTGACGAAAACAACGAGGTTTTAAAAAGAAATTATGGCGCGGGCAGCCTTGTCAAAACAATTACAGATCCAAAGACTAATTTTGTCAAACTTCTTTTTACCATTCCAAAGCTGTTCTCGACAGCAGTTGAGGGTCTTGCAAGGGGTCAATTATTCCCTGCAGCAATACGCATTAGAATCGCGGTTAAAAGTAAAAACAGTGCCTTTAACACCGTAACATTTGACGGGCAAGGCTATAAAGAATTTAGAGGAATTTCAACATCAAATTATCAATACCAAACCCCTCGAATTGATTTAACGGGAGAAGGTCCCTGGCAAATCAAAGTAGACAAATTGATATTCACAGCTAGCGTTTCAGGGCCGGATATAGAAGCAGGTTTTGAAATCAAGTTTAGTGACCTTGAAGATGTAAGCAAGAAAACCCCGCTAGCCAGTGGTCGAGGCGACACGATTGTGTGGTCTTCGATTATTGCTGGTACGGATATTAAAACGGCTTACAAGCACACAGCTTGTGTTGGCCTAAGCCTTTCAACGGATCAGTTCAACACTGTCCCAGCTCGTGCATACGAGATCAAGGGGATGAAGGTTCAGATTCCATCTAGCGCAATGGTGCGTGCAGATGGAAGTTTGAATTACGGCGGCAATATTCCTTTTAACGGCAAGCTGCAAGCGCGTAAGTACACGACTTGTCCGGTCTGTTGTTTCTACGACATGGTGACGAACAGCCGTTATGGGGCTGGTGATTTTGTCACAGCAGAAGAGCTGAGTTGGATTGATTTGATTGAGCTGTCCAAGTATTGCAACGAGCTTGTGCCAACAAGTGCAGGTGGAACGGAGCCACGTTTTGCCATCAATACGGTGATTGCTTCGCCAGCAGATGCGTTCAGCGTCTTGCAAGACCTAGCAAGCGTATTCCGGGGGATGATTTATTGGAAGTCAGACACGATCCAAGTAGCTGGCGACCATGGCGTTTTAGGCAGCACAACTACTGCTCTTGAGCCTGTTCACCTGTTTACCAACTCAAATGTGGTTGGTGGTGGCTTTAGTTATAACGGCGCTTCCCTGAAGACAAGAAGCACCAGGGTGCGTGTTCGCTACAACGACCCAAATAACTTTTACCGTCCTGACTTTGTTGTTATTGAGAACAAGGAGCTAGTCAATAAATACGGCTTCCAGATCCGTGACATCGTGGCGTTCGGCTGCACGTCTAAATTCCAAGCCCAACGAATGGGCAAATGGGTTCTGGCTTCTGAAGAAACAGAAGGCGAGACTGTGACGTTCTCCGTTGGCCTCGAAGGCTTAATGGTGATGCCTGGTCAGATCTTTGCCGTTTCGGACGCAATGCGTCAGGGCGCAAGACTGGCGGGTCGCATTTCAGCGTCAACAACAACGTCTGTTACGGCAGATCAAACAATCACGTTGCCGATTGGAACGAATCGTCAGTTGAGCTGTGTGCTGGCTGATGGGACGACAGAAACCAAATCGATTAGCAGTGTTGTGGGCAATGTAATTAACGTTTCGTCCTCGTTCAGCTCTGCGCCACAAGTAGAAACTGTTTATTCAATCCAAGCCAGCAACGTTAAGCATCAGAAATTTAGATGCCTTGCAATTGGCGAGGGTGAGAATGGAACGTATTCAATAACAGGTGTCCAGCATGTAGACAACATTTATAACGTTGTTGAGACTGAAAATGCACTGCTTGAGTTTGCAGATATAACGCTGTTTGATGAGGCACCACCTGTTCCGGTCGATTTATTTTTAAGCGCGGAAGATGTAACAAAAGACGATCTTACGACAACACGAATTACTGCATCCTGGAGTCGCGGCAGTGCATTTACAGCAATCTTTTTCAAAATTAAGTATAAGATTGGCAATGGTGACTTTATTGAAACAACAACTACAAACACAAACTTTGTTGTTGACAATGTAGTTCCCGGCACTAGCTTTTCATTCTTCGTGCGGGCAGTTGGCCCAGCACCACGCTCGAAGGAATCTGCTGATGCGTCGATTGATCTTACTGTCCCAGTTTCACCGCTTACACCACCTGACCCAACAGACGTAACCTTAGAAGTCGTAACCAAAGATCAGGTTTCTTTGCGCTGGGCGATTGGCCCAACAGGCATTAACAAGGAGTCATTACGTGCAGTTATACGTCATACGACAGACGATTCAACAAATGCAAGCTGGGCTAACACGTCTATTTTGCGGACTGTTTTAGCAAACTCAACGTCTGTAATTTTACCAAGAATAAACGGAACGTACTTTATTAAGTTCCAAACAATATTTGGCATACGCAGTGCTAACGCTGTCGCAGTTACTTTACTCGCGGTTGACGGGATCCCGAGATTTAACTATGAATTAATCCGAGAAGATTTCCCGGCGCAAAACGTTAAACCATTCCTAGGCGAGGGTTTTGGCGTTTATTACGACAGCGAGTACGACGGTCTTGTTCTTGACGGTGACGGCAAGATTGACGAGATCTCTGGAACGTTTGATGAGTTATCGGCTGTTGATTTTGTTGGAACGCGAGGCACTTCTGGTGTTTACCACTTTCAAAAAATATTAGATCTTGGCGGCAGATATAGCATTGACTTAAGGCGTGTTTTAACTTCTCGCGGGTTGTACCCGCTTAGCTCAATTGATAATCGTACGGCGCTTATCGATACGTGGAGCGATGTTGACGGAGAACTCGCTGATGATACGACCGCTGACATTTACTTTCGCACGACAGATGAAACGACAACAGGCACTTATTTCTTGACTGAAGACAATAATTATTTGTTGTTTGGCGAGGAAGTAATTGTTCCAGACAACCTTGTTGCTGAAAACGATGACCAGTTAATTGCCCAAAATGGCGACATAATTCAGACAAACCAAGCGGACGCGAGTGCTATTGAAATCTTGTTAACGCAAGACGATGACACGTTAATAACGCAAAGCGGCGATACCATGATTAGCAACGTTCCGCCTGCTGCTCCTGACAGCCCTCCTGTCGATTACACAATTGACGAAAGAACAGCACTCATTGACACTTGGAATGACTTTGATAATTACGATCCAGGGGCAGCAGTCCCTTCAGTCGTAGAAACCAACAAGATTTACCATGAATCCAACCTTACGTTTGGGGCGTGGGCACCTGTCGAAAACGGCAATTTCACTGCAAGGCAGTTCCAGTTCAAGGCTGAGCTGAAGGCGCTACATCCTGACCAAACTCCGATTGTGGACAAACTTGGAGCGACTATTCAGTTTGAGAGACGGACAGAAAACAGCAACGTGCTTGTTTCCAACGACTCTGGACCGTTCCAGGTGACATTTGATAATCCGTTCTATGTAGACAATGACACGAGAGTTGCGGTTGCTCTTTCGCCGTATGACATGGAAAGCGGTGATTTTTACACGATGACCGCACCAACCTCAACAGGTTTTACGGTGACGTTCCAAAATCCCAGTGGCGTAATTATGAGTCGTCAATTCCAATACACTGCGATAGGATACGGAACAGAGCAAGTTTAATCCTAGATTCTCATGGCTCAGGCCGATGGCAGTTGCGCTAATGCAAGTGGATCAGCCTTCAGGGCAGATCTAAATACGCAGTTAGCTGCGGCTTTTACAAACCATAGCGGTGCAACTGCGCCAGCCACAACGTTTGCGTATCAATTTTGGGCAGACACAACAAGTAATAAGTTAAAAATTAGAAACAGTGGCAATACCGGTTGGGTTGACTTGCGTGGGCTTGACGGTTCATTGGAAGTTAGTGCTGCAAGTGCGTTAACGGTTGGTGATGGTACGGCTGCTGCCCCTTCCCTTGGATTTACCTCCGACACTGACACAGGTATTTTCAAGCATTCAGACAATACGCTTGGCGTTGCGCTTGCTGGCGTACAAGAGCTGCTAATTGGAGGAGGTTTAGATCAAGCGGAAGGTGGTATTTCACTTTTATGGAATACGACTGTCAACCCGGCCAATAACAACAGTATTAACGGTCTTCAAGTTTGCAGCCATGGTCGTCTAAATATTGGCAATTTTGGTAACTGTATGCGCCTTAATCGTCATACAACAACGGGAGAAATTACAACTTTAAATTATAATACGACTAAAGTAGGATCTATTAATGTTACAGCGTCTAGCACTGCTTACAACACAAGCTCTGATTATCGTTTAAAAGAAAATGTTGTTGCATTAACTGGCGCGAAAGCGCGTTTAAATCAGCTTGATGTAAAACGATTTAACTTTATTGTTGAGCCATCAGTAACAGTCGATGGGTTTTTGGCTCATGAAGCTGCAACTGTTGTGCCGGAAGCTGTTACCGGGGAAAAAGATGAGCTAGACGAAGATGGCAACCCAGAATATCAAGGCATTGACCAGTCCAAGCTGGTGCCACTTTTGACTGCTGCATTGCAAGAAGCTTTCGCTGAGATTGCTGCATTGACAACACGAATTGAGACCTTGGAGGCTGGCTAATGCCTGATCGCAAGATTTCTCAGCTCAAAGAACTAACAGCGCCAGCAGCGGAAGACATTTTCCCTGTTGTAGATAATGACGAGCCCCTGAGCGTCGACAAAAACAAAAGGATTACATTTAAAACGCTGCATAATGCGTTGAATGATGGAACGGCTGCAGCGCCATCCGTCAGCTTTTTGAGCGGTACAAATAGCACTGGCTTGTACTACGCCGGGACAAACGAGCTGGGCTTTACAGCTGCTGGAACGTATGTCGCCAAAGTCACGACTGCAGGGTTTCAGCTAGGCACTGGAACGGCAGCAGCACAACTGCATCTGTTCAGTGCTGATACGACTGATCAGGTCATCATTGAAAATAACGATGCTGGCGCTGACACTGCACCTGATCTGGTGCTGTATCGCAACAGCGCAACGGCTGCAAATGATGACAGCCTTGGCAACATTGTTTTCCGTGGTCAGTGCGACATCAACATTTCGCATGACTATGCAGCAATCCTTGCGGACATCAAAGACAACACGCATGGATCAACTGATGGCAGGCTGAACCTACAAACTGCTGTTGCTGGAACGGTTGCAACTCGTCTTCGTATTGATGGCGAGAATGTTGGCATTAAGGAGATCGCTCCACAGCATCCGTTGCATATCACGGAATCTGCGGCGAACACCGCGTTATTCCTTGAGTCAAAGGAGGTTGTTGCTGTCAGTGCTGCTGATGTGGTGTTGTATCACCACCGCAATAATGCAGCTGGTGTTGCGGCTGATGTTCTCAGCTCTGTCATTTTCCAGGGCAACGATGATGCTGCAACGCCTAATACCGTCAACTATGCAGTGATCGAAGGATCAATTGTTGATCCGACTGACACTGAAGAAGACGGCAAGCTTGATTTCAAGGTCCAGGTTGCTGGAACGTTAACGAGTGCAGCAGCAATCACGTCTGCAAATGTGACGCTAGGGGTTCGACCTGTATTGCCAACGCATACACCAGCTTCAGCTACAGCAACGGGTGTGGCGGGTGAGATCGCATGGGATGCAGATTATGTGTATGTTTGCATTGCGACTAACACTTGGAAACGAGTTGCGATCAGCACTTGGACCTAATTGCTGGTTGACGTAGAATCCCTGTATTGATCGGATCTCATGGCCAACGTCAAGATCACAGAGCTTGGAGCAATAACAGCAACGGATGCAGCGACAGACGTTGTTGCTGTTGTTGACGTTTCGGCTGATGCGACAAAGAAGATTACAGTTACAAACCTGCTAACAGCGCCAGTTGAAACGCAGGTAACGACACAGGCTCGAACTTATACGGCAGCGCAACGAGGGACTATTTCTGCGATTGCGGTTGCGGCTGGTGATACGACGAAGGTGCTGGATTTTGCAACGGCTAATAATTTTCAGTTGACCTTGGCAAATACAGGTTCTTGCGAACTTTCTAATCCGACGAACTTAACGGCAGGCCAAAGCGGATCAATCTTTATCGTGCAGGATGCAACTGGCAGCCGGTTGCTTACGTTTGGAACGTATTACGACTTTGCTGGTGGCACCGCACCAACGTTAAGTACGGCTGCTGATGCTGTGGATCGGATTGATTATCTGGTTCGTAGCACGACATCAATTCACTGTGTATTCACCGCTAATTACTCATGAGCGTCATTGGTTCTAACGTTCTTGCTGGCGCTAGTGGTCAGTCTGCTGGTGGTGGCGGAGGAGGAGGCGGCGGTGGCGGTGGCGGTGGTGGAGCGGCTATTTCGAGAAGCTTACGTTTCAACAGCGGTGACTCGGCCTATTTGTCCCGCGCCCCAAGTGTTGCAGGTAATCGCGAGTCGTGGACTTGGAGCGGCTGGGTTAAGCAAAGTTCATTAGCAACGAGTCGTCAATGTTTATTTGGCGCTTATGGTGCTAATAGTGATACTGACTTTCTTGATATTGGATTTGATGGTAACAGTATTTATGCGACAGTTAACAGTGTTGCTTCTCAAGGTACCGCCAAATTTCGAGATCCAAGCGCTTGGTTTCACTACTTTGTCAGGTATGACGGTTCAAATCTTAAATGGTTTATTAACGGAGTTGAAGCTCATACCTGGGCTCGTACTGGAAATTTAGCTGTTAACGGTGCTTTCGCGCATCAAATTGGCAGATCTCCTGGTGGAGGTGGAAGACATTTTGATGGCTACCTAGCCGACGTATATTTCATCGATGGTCAAGCATTAGCACCAACAGATTTTGGTGAGACTGATGACAACGGTGTGTGGCAGCCGAAGGAGTATGACGGAGGGTTTGACGATTGGTTTGACAATAGTCAAACGTGGAGTAATTACGTTACTGGAACTGCTTATGGTGCTAGTTATGCCATCACAAATGGATTTAATGGAATTACCACAGGCAATAACAGGGCAGGGGGTGGGCTTACATTTACTCCTCCAAGCCCAATTGCTTGCACAAAAGTTCGTATATACATGGCTACCTACGCTGCACCAGCTAGTACAATTTACTTAAACGGTGTGGACATTGCTTCACAAATTCCAATCACCAGTGGGTATAACGTTCCATTAGAGTTTACACCCTCTAACAATCAGTTCGTTTCCTACGAATGTGGAGCAGATGGCACGGAACCCGGATGGTTTGGTAAAATTGAACTTCTAATTAATGGCAGGTGGATTGCTTTAATTGACTCCGGTGTCTCCGTAGGTAACAACTCCTTCCACCTCGACTTTGCGGACAACAGTTCAAACGCTGCGCTTGGTACGGACACAAGTGGTAATGGGAATACGTGGACTGTTAATAACTTAAGTGCTGCAGGATCCGATTGGGATCAAAGTCAGATGTGGAGTTCTGGCATGAAAACCACAACTACAGCCAACACGTCTTACTCAACTTCAGGTCGAACTAATACATTTCCCGATTCGCTTGCTGCCACCAATCCCTTTGATGCTGATTTAACTAATTATCTTTATAGCCAAACTGGTGCGGCAGGTACTTGGTTATATGTTGAGCTTGGAACTGCGTTGGCAAATGTAACCTCAATTGTTTTTTCTACCGAATATTCATGCCCTGGTGGTGTTATCAAGCTCAATGGCACAGATGTTGCGGTAAATCAATCTAATCTTGGAGGAGGATTTGTAGAGGTAAGTGTTACAGGTACTATTCCTACATCATTAACGGAAATTGCCATACAAGGTAATGGCGGCTCTGCTCGTTTAAAATATTTAAAAATTAACGGCAAATATTTAATTGACTCCGGCGTCAGTGATCCGCTTGCCGCAGGAACCGACTCCCTAGTTGACACCCCAACCAACGGCACGCAGACAGACACTGGAGCGGGCGGCGAAGTCGTGGGCAACTATGCGACGTTGAATCCGTTGGACAATGGTGGGTCTCTTACTCTGACCAACGGCAATTTAGACGCAGAAGGGAATACTAATCACAATGCCGCTAGAGGTACGTTTAAATTTCCTAGTACAGGAAAATGGTATTTCGAGGGAACTGTTCAGTCTCCGTTTTCAGGAACTACAGCAAATTGTATTGGTGTAGCAACTGATGCAGCCGCAAATCCCAACATATCCGCCACAGGTACATATCTTATTTTGGTAAATGCCAGTGGCACTGTTCAGCGATATGTTAGCGGCTCTCCCACAACAGCATCTAGTTTTTCTGCGGCTGCTATTGGTAGTGTTATGCAGGTGGCCTATGACGCTGACAACCAACACCTATGGCTTGGTTTAAACAATGTTTGGATGGATGGCTCCGTTGGTACTACTGGAAATCCAACTTCTGGAGCTAATCCTACTGTTACCGGAGTGTCTGATGTATTTCCTGTGACAAGTCAATATAGTACCAAAGTCTCATTAAACTTCGGCCAACGTGCCTTCGCTTATGCCGCACCAAGCGGCTACAAGTCTTTAAACACCGCAAACTTACCGACCCCAACGATTGCGGATGGTTCGGTTTATATGGATGTTCTTACTTATACAGGTGATGGATCATCCTCAGAACGCACCATCACTGGTTTAAGTCTTGCGTCGGCTCCTGATTTAATTTGGGTTAAATCCAGATCACATGGATACAGACATATGCTTTGGGATACCGTAAGGGGTGGGTCATTGAACCTGTCTTCTAATGACACTGGGCAAGAATACTCGCTTTCAGATTGGGGTTACGGTTGTATTACTGGAAATGCTGCTGACGGCATCAAGGTGACAAAAGGTAGTCTTGCAGGATACCACGTCAATGAAAACAATTATACGTATGTTGCCTGGGCGTGGGACGCCGGATCTTCCAACACAACGATTGCTGCTGGTGATTTAAATAGCTCGTTGTATGACCAGAGTCAGACGTGGAGCGGTCAAATAACAGGAAGCAATTATTCCGGCTATCCAAAAACAAGAACATTTGACTTAAATGATGCCAATAACACACTTCCGGCTGACAATAATGAGTTAGTTTTTACTCCAAACCCTAGTTTTAGTAGCGCATCAACAGTTAAAATTTGGTATTACTATCCGTCAACTCATGCAAACGCATTTAAAATTAATGGTACTGCTGTTGGCAATGATGTTGCACAAACATCGAGTATCTTAACTCACACCTTTAATGTTTCAGGTTTTACTTCATTAAGCTGGAGCCGTAATAAATACGGCAGTGAAGACACAGGTATTGCAAGGATCGACGTTGATGGTATTCAGCTTGTCGACTCCGGCGTATCAGTAACCAACGTCCCAAGCATCGCATCAACAGTCAGAGCCAACCCAAGTGCTGGGTTCTCGATTATTTCCTGGACTGGATCAGCGAACGCAACAGTGGCCCATGGTTTAAATGCTGCCCCAAAATTCTTGATTACTAAGAGGCGTGCTGCTTCAACAAATTGGCGTCCTTGGAGCGCAGAATTTTCTAATATTGCAAGTAATTATTTGGGATTCGACAATTTGGCTGTTGGAACATTTGGCGGTACATATTGGGGGTCTATGACTTCAACTACTATTGGTCTTGCTGGTCTTTTAGACAATAACAATGGTGACATGATCGCCTACTGCTTTGCACCTGTCGAAGGGTATAGCGCATTTGGTAGCTATGAATCTTCATCATCACTTCCATTTGTTTATACTGGTTTTTCTCCACGTTGGATTCTTATCAAAAATCTGGATGCTTCTAATGATTGGATCATTTATGATACAGAAAGAAATTCTTATAATGAATCTAGTACAGTTGTAGCTGCAAACCTAACTACTGCTGAATCTGGTTTTACAAGCGGATATAATATAGATATCTTATCTAATGGTTTTAAGATCAGGACTTCAAGCAGTGGTGCAATAAACGCTAATACACATTTCTACGCCGCCTTCGCTGAACACCCATTCGCCAGCAATGGCGGGCTTGCTCGTTAAACTTCATTCATCACCTGCATTCTCATGGGCTATTACCTCGGCAGTCGTGCGTTACCCATGGATCGACCATGGAAAACAGAAACCGCTCAATATCCAGCTAACTGGCTACGCCTAAGCAGCACTGCAGATCGCGCAGCGATTGGTGTTACCTGGGGCGCTGATGAAGGCACTTGGGACCAGCGTTTTTATTGGGGCGTCGATAACCCAAAGCAGTTGGATGACGTTACTGATGAAAACGGCAACACCACTACAGGTCTGAAGACGCTATGGAAGTCAAAGCAAAACGAGATTGCCGGTACGTTGATCGCCCCATCTGACTGGCGCATCATCAAAGCGAAAGAGACCAGCACAAACATTCCTTCAGTTTGGAAAACTTATAGGGCTGCAGTTCGCACGTCATGCAATACGCGTCAAACCGAAATTGACGCTTGCACAACTGTTGAGGAGTTAAAAGAGCTGTTGTTTGGATCGGCAACGATTACGCGCCAGCAAACTGATGCTGATGGCAATGGTGTTGTGGAGCCTGACACCATCGTTGATGATGATGCCAATGAAGTGGCTAATCCAGTTGCGGGTCAACCTGTGATGGAAACGGTTGCGAACCCTAATATTGCAACTGCATGGCCTACGGAACCTTCTTGATGCAAAGACCTGACCCAATGATTCCCTGCAAGCCAGGGGCGGAAGATACTGAGGCGATGAACAATCGGGTTGTCTGGCTGGACATGCTTTATAAGCTTGAAGGCCGCGACAAAAGTGATCATCCACAGCGCGGTCTTTATACCGGATTGCATAAGCGTCATTACTCAACGTTCCCTGGAACGGATGAGAATTAAGGAACAGATTCAAAACTGTCCATTGACCGGGCCAGCTAATCTGGCTCAAGGAAACTCAACCCCTTCCAAAAATGATCAAAGCATTCGCAGTAGCTGTTTCTGGTGTTCTCGCTGGTTCAGCTGCCTTGGCAGGCCCTTATGTCAACGTGGAGAATAACGCTGGTTATTCAGGCGGCGACTACGTGGGCGCAACCACAGATTTCCACGTTGGTTTTGAAGGCGCTGATGGCGTTTACAGCTACTACGCTCAAGGCGGTCCAGCTTTCGTCAGCCCACAAGGCGAAGATGGTGAGTTTGAACTGTCCGGCAAAGTTGGCGGAAACGTTCAGGTAGCCGAAAGCGTTGGCATTTATGGCGAGCTGAGCTTCATCACTGCAGAAGAGGATCCTTCTGTTGGAACAAAGCTTGGCGTAAAGTGGGCTTTCTGAGCTATAACTAGCTTAGGTTTTTCACACAGACCGACAAGGGGCTCCCGTAAGGGGGCCTTTTGTTTTATCTGTCATCACCATGCAAAAGTTTTTCAATCTCGCTGGGGCCTTAGGGTTCTTGATGTCTGGAACGATGGTTGTTGGATCGCTGGTGCTTTACACCAGAATCCCATCGCTGACGAAGTATTACATGAGTGAGCTAAAGCTTGAGCTGACCAAGGTTGTTACGCAAATGGTGCCAGCCCAGATTGATGACGTGATGCCTGAACTGCCATCGGCTACAGGCCCCGCAATCGAGACACCTAAGTTGCCGTTCTGATAGATGCCGGAAATACCCGAGATTGGTGTGGGGCGTGTTTACGTTCCAGAGATACCAGCTTGGAGAGGCATCCCACCGCAAAGTATCCCGCAGGAGCCACCAATTACGTTAATGCTGGGCTTTCCGGTTGCAGATATACCTGGCTGCGTTGAGACAAGAAATGCACAGCCTGGCAATCCAGACGCTTACACCAATGATCCGAAGGGCAACTTCACTGTTTGCGATGGAACGATGCCATCGTTTCCTGCCGCATTGGACTTCACACCTGGAACGTTGACTTATGGATCAGCTAAGCCGCCAGCAATAGACCCCAAAGAAAAACCGGCTGCCTCGAAACAACCGGCTCAGTCCCCTTCACCGGAGGCGTCCAACCCAACCGGCATTCCAAAGGTAGACACAGAGTTGCCATGTCCGCCACCAGACGCAATACCTATAGGCGCTAAAAATAAGCTTCAGACTGCTGTCATCACTGGTTACAAGCGAGTCGATGGAGAGTGCAAAACCCAATTCAAGTCGTTGGACATACCAGCGATTCTCGGCAACCATTTACCTGGTTCGCCTGTTGTGGTTACGACTGCAACGATTGCGGTTGTCGCAACAACAGCGGCAGTCTTAGCCAAACCACTAGGCGACATTTTGCTTAAAACGATCAAGCCGACCGTCAAAAAGACGATCAAAAAGATCAAGGAGAAGCTGGGGAAGAAGGTTGCTGTTGAGTCCGCTTGGCAGCGTCGGAAGTTTCAGCGGTCTTTGAGGAAGTAGGAATTGAATGTGTGTGGGGCGGTAAGACGCCAGGCGGATTGACCAGGATCACATCAGCACAGATTTTGCTGTAAGGCGATTTGGGGTGAAACATCACGCCTTCTTTCATAAGGTCAGCGCAGTTTCGCAACCTAGCTATTTCGTAATTGAGGCGTTTATCAGCAAGGCTGGCTTCCATAAGCTGCACTTGTTTTTCTGCTGCAGCGCGACAAGTACGGATATGACTTCGATCTAGCGGAATCGAGATCTGTGCAGTGATGCCGCCATTGACTGAGAAGTTGGTTTTCTGCCCTGTCCTGACTGGTTTATGAAACAAGACGCTGCCTGGGTTATCAGGTCTGCCATCTGGAACGGGGTTGCCTTCTGGGTCAAACGCACCAACTAAATCAAGCGTGTCATAGACAGGCTCGTTGTAATAGCGTTCGTACGGATCAGACCAGCCAGTGGTTGAACTAAGGAAAGGGTTGATCGTCAGGGTTGCACCTTGGCAACTAACGCCATTGATTACAGAGGTGAACGTTTTGCTTGGTACGACCTGGACAGCCTGGTTTGTAACGGAGCCACTGCTGTTTGCGACTGGAGCAGCAGTGCTTGAAATCTGAGCGTTAACCGGCTCAGCCAATAACAGCAGGGCTGCTAAGACACGCTTCATTGGGTAAAGGTGCTGGTGGTCTCTGTAAGTGATTCGATGTCAGTCTCTCTATTTATTAGCGTGTGATTTACAAGCCCTGGCGCGGACAAAGTTTCAACAAAGCTGAAGGCAGCCCCTTCGTTAACGATGCTCCAGGTTGGTCTAGATGCAGGATCAAGTCCAGTCCACTTGCTTGAAATACCGTTCAAGGTATTTGTGGTCGTCGTCAAGCTTTGTGGAGCGAGACCTGCAGAAGGTTTGATATTTGTGCCGCTTGCTGTGTATTCATAACCCGTACGATATTCGTAGGAATTAATGACTTCGTTGACCTTAGATGTTGTTCTTGTTGTACTAGAAAGTGTACCTTGTTGAAAGTTAGGAACGATTGGTACGGCTGCTGCTGGAGCAGCTAAAAGCAGCAACAGCAGGATTCTCATTTGATAGTCAGCTCCTGAATAACTTGGCCAACTGCAGTTGTACCCGCACCACCTGCTGTTATCGAGATTGCTCCGTCGGTTGCAATTGTGCCAGCCAAAGCACCTGCAATTCCTCCAGAAGTTGTAGTATTGCTTCCGAAGATTGGCAACGCAGGTACTACACCACCGGTCACAGTTGTTGAAAGTACGGTTGGAACGTCATCACCTTCTATGTATGACTCTGAATACGAAAAGCTGTCGCCAGCAGTAGTAATACTGTAAGCACCAGGAGTGTACCCAAGAGCACTGCCGGAAGAAAATGACCCCAACACAGGAGCAGTGTCCAGAGTGACGTTAGAGCCAGATACTGCCATTGTGCTCGGCAACCGCGTTGAGATTGATCCTGCTCCATCAACAGTTAGCGAGATTGAAGACTTAATAGCGTGCGTAATATCTGCCGAAGCAGGACTTGCCGCAAAAAACGTTAGGCAGGATAAGAAGAGAAAACGTCTCATTTGGGTTTAGACGTAGAGGACTGTTCCTTGATTGTAGGCTCCTCTTTTTTCTTTTTATTGTTGCCGACAGCTAGGCCAAAGGAAGCTGCCGTACCAGAAAGAATGGAAGCTGGGTAGGTGGGGTCAAGAGACTGCTTGAAGACTCCCAAGTAATTTGCGGTCAGGATTGCCATTGCCCAACCAAGCAGGACAACTTTGATGACATCACCTAAACGTGAGTTGTCGTTTTCTTGCTCTTGCTTTGCCTGTTCTTCTGCCATGATGAGTTCACGCTAGAGGTCGGATGGTGGTTGAAATCTGGGCTGCTGTTGCTGGTGCGTCAATAGGCGTGGCTGCCTCTGGTATCAAAGGTGTCAACCGTGAGACACAGCATGGAAGGGATTCGTTGGTGCGTCTAACTTCAGCTGTCGATAATTTAGCGTCACGAATGGATGTTCTCCACGCTGATCTGAGGGTTCGGGATCAGGAGCTATTCGCTCGAATCTCAGACCTGGAGCAGAATGTTGCACGACTGGAAGGCCACGCAAATCGGACTTAGACTTCCGGCACACACAGTGCTGTCATGGTTTTACTTCTAAAGCCAATCCTGTTTAGCTTCATCAAATCAAAGGC